AAAAAAATTACTTCAAGTGATGTTCTAAGAGTAATCAAAAAAATATCTTGGACATCAGGTACGATATATGAAATGTATCGTCAAGACTATAGTATAAACAAACTAAGTCCACAAACGAATTCTACAAGTTTATATAACACAAACTTCTATGTAATGAACTCAGACTTCAGAGTTTATGAGTGTATTTACAATGGTGCGTCACCATCAAATAGTGGTGCTGGTGTTATCTCCCTAGAACAACCAACTCATACTGATTTGCAACCAAGACTTGAGAGTGATGGTTATATTTGGAAGTATCTCTATACCATCAAACCAAGCGATATAATAAAATTTGACAGTGCAGATTATATACCTGTGCCTTCTGAATGGTTGACAAGCACTGATACAGCAGATGTAAGAAATGCTGCTGTGGACGGTAAGATTGAAACTGTTGTGATTGAGGATGTTACTACCGCTTCATATCAATTCAACGGCACTAAAAACAATGTACCAATAAGAGGGGATGGTTCTGATGGTCTGGCATCTGTCACATTCATCAACGGTAAACCTTCTGCAGTTCAGGTGACTAATGGTGGTAGTGGATACTCCTTTGGAACTCTTGATCTAGATGATGTGGTTACAGGTAGTGGTGCATCTTTCTCTGTAATCATTCCACCACCTGGTGGACATGGTGCTGACATATACAGAGAGATGGGAGCAAATAAAGTTCTTGTATATTCAAGAATTGAGAATAGTGATGTTACAAACCCAGACTTCCCTACTGGCAACCAGTTTGCACGTATTGGTATTGTAGAAAATCCACAACAATTTGGTAGTACAAATTTACTTACTGCCTCTTCTGCATCAGGTGTATACGGTGTGCGTCTCACAGGTGCAGCAACTACAAGTATGAATGTCGCTGTTGATGGTCAAATATCACAGACAGTAGGCGTTGGATCAACTGCTGTAGGACAAATAATAGGATATGATCCAATAACAAAATCATTGCAATATTGGCAAGACAGATCCCTTGCTACGAATGACTCTTCTAACAATAAACCGACCTACGGATACAAACTAAATAGATTCACTGCAACCCCTGCTACTGGTGGTAATTCAAACATAATTGTTACTACGACAACAGGCACAGAGACTCTAGCAATTGATACAGGTTTCACGGGAGTTTCAACCACAGTGAATGCCAGAACATATTACTTTGGTCAAACTTATAATAGTGGTCTAGCGAATCCAGAAATAAAAAAATATTCTGGAAACATAATTTACATAGATCATAGACCAGAAGTTACTAGAGCTACAAACCAACGTGAAGATATCAAAATCATCTTAGAATTCTAACGATGCCACAGAACACCAACCTAAACGTCAGTCCATATTTTGACGACTATGATTCGTCTAAGAACTTCAACAAAGTTCTATTCAAACCTGGCAACCCAGTTCAAGCAAGAGAACTAACTACGCTACAATCTATCCTTCAAGGACAGGTTGAGAAGATGGGTAAACACTTCTTCAAAGAGGGATCCATGGTGATTCCTGGCGTGTTCAAATATGATGGCCAATACACATCTGTCAAAGTAGAGTCTACATTTTTTGGTGTTCCTGTAGAATTGTACTATGACAAATTAGTAGGTCTAAGAATACAAGGTAAATCATCAGGCATCATTGCTCAAGTCGTAAAAGTATTATCTGCTGCATCTTCAGAAACTAATCACACTACACTCTATGTCAAATACGAAAAGAGTTCTGACGATTATCTATCTGAAAGTTTTCTAGATGGTGAAACTCTTACAACTCTAGCAGATTTCACATATGGTACAACCACCATATCAAATGGTTCTGATTTCGCTACTGCTATAAACTCGAATGCAACCAACGTAGGATCTGCTTTTGCTATCACAAGAGGTGTATGGTTTGTCCGTGGATCTTTTGTAGAAGTAAATCCAGAAACTATAATACTCAATCAGTACGAACCATTTGCTTCATTTAGAGTTGGACTCAATGTTAAAGAAGAGATTATTACTGCTGTTGATGATAACAGTTTATACGATAATGCTGCTGGATTCTCTAACTACACTGCTCCTGGTGCTGATAGGTTCAAGATTAGTGTTTCTCTTATTAAAAAAGAATTAACAGATTTTCAAGATGAGAACTTTATAGAATTACAGCGTATAGAAGAGGGTATAACCAAGAAGATAGTTGACACCACAGTATACAGTGAGATAGCAAAAGAATTTGCACGAAGAACATTTGATGAGAGTGGTAATTACTATGTTGATAAGTTTGATATAGAACCAAAAGAGTGCTTGAATGACAGAGTTGATGTATTTGGAACATTCTTCCCAGAACAACTTACAGATCAAGGTAATGAACCATCCAAAGATTTATTGAACATAAGAATAGGACCAGGTAAAGCATACGTAAAAGGATATGAGGTAAAGACCCATGGTTCTAGAAATTTAGATGTAGATAAACCTAGAACAACTAGACTTGTAGAATCATCTGCTGTACCATTCGAGGCAGGTAACAAACTAAGAGTCAATAACGTACTCAACGGTGCACAGATCAAGTTGTCTGCTGCCACATCCGATTTTGTGTCACTTCAAAAAGAAAGACTAGGATCAACTAAATCATCAGCAGGGACAGAAATAGGAAGAGCAAGAGTATATGATTACAAATTACAGAATGCTGGATATACTGGCAATGCGAGTGTCTTTGAATTATTCCTATTTGACATACAAACAGACACACAACTAACAATAAACACAGCACATACAATAGCACTACCTGCTGTCATAGAGGGTGTAAGTTCTGGTGCTAGAGGTTTTCTAAAGACTGCAGTATCAAATGGTACAACTGTTGTATTGAATCAAGTTGCAGGTAAGTTCATAAAAGACGAGCAAATAATAATCAATGGTGATAGAAATGGTCGTGTTATCACAGACATTACTGAGTTTGATCTAAGTGATATAAAATCAGTAAGATCTGCTGCTGCATCTAGAACTTTCGCTGCTGATGTTGTACTTGAGACAAAGAAAGATTTAGTGGGTAGATCATTTAGTATCACAAGTGGAGGTGTTATTACCAGTGGTACACCTGGTTGGGTAAAGAATTTCAAAATAGGTGATGTTATAGCATACAAACGTGGTGGCATCACAGATGTGACATTCAACGTTGTGAGTGCAGTTAGTCCCACAAACAATAATGTGACTGTTGTAGCAGCACCTAACACGGTCTCAGGCGTATGTCATAAATCACTTCCCAGTTCCACAACAACTGTCAGTGACCTCAAGATTGTCGCAGGTAAACTCAGAGGATCTAAAAGTGGGTTCATGTATGCTGAGTTACCTAACAAAGCAGTAGAATCACTTGATCTTACTAACTCACTTTTACAGATAAGAATAGAAGACACAGGTCTCAGTACAAATGGTAGTGGACAATTGACCATGCCATCACTAACAGGTACTGATTTGGTGTATGCACCATTTGATGAGGAAAGATATACTGTAATTTACACTAGCGGTGCTATACAGGCACTTACATCTGATCAGGTTGTTTTGACTGGTGGTGGTAAAGGTGCGACTATATCAGGTCTCACAGCAAGTCAGAGTGGTAATGTAGTCGTACATAGTACACAACAAAAATCAAAAGTAAAATCAAAAGTAAAGACTCTTACAAGAAGTGCTTCTTTGATTGTATCTGGATCATCTAGAGCAAACTCAGGTGTCAGCGATGGTATTGGTGATGGTCTTACATCAAGTAGTGTATATGGTAAACGTGTACAAGATAGGGAAGTATCATTAGACGTTCCAGATGTAGTATCAGTCCTTGCTGTATTTGAATCATCAGGAATTGGAGATCCTACAGTTCCTCAACTCACATTGGGTTCATATAATGGACCTAGTGGTAATAATACAGATCTTATATCAGGTGAGATAGGTATTGGAGTGAGTTCTGGTGCTGCTGCCATGATTCTTGGAAAGAGTGGAACCACAAAAGTTGATGTTATATTCAAGAACAATGATGCATTTGTCGAAGGTGAAGAAGTTAAATTCCAAGAAAGTGGTGTACGTGCAATTTTATCAAACGTAGAATCTGGTGACCCTAATATAAGAGCCAATTATAGACTTGATAATGGACAAAGACAAGAATATTATGATTATAGTAGACTTGTACGTAAGCAAGGATTCCCAGAACCACAGGGAAGATTGAAAATATATTTTGATCATTATGTCATAAGTTCTCAAGACTCAGGTGACGTTCTAACAGCGAGTAGTTATGACGCTAAAGATTATGACACTGTTCCTGTATTTGACGGGATTAGAAATACTGATGTTATAGACTTTAGACCACGGGTTGCACCATATTCTGGAAGTAGATCACCATTTGAATTTGATTCAAGAGATTTTTCAGCTGCAGGTCAATCTGCTAGAGTTTTAGTATCTGATGAGAATCTTACATTTGATTACAATCATTACCTTGGAAGGATAGATAGATTATACGTTGGTACTAATGGTAGATTTGTAGTAAAGCAGGGTGAACCTGCTGTGAGACCAGTAGAACCAGAAAGTATACCAAACTCTTTTGAACTTGCTAAGATTGAGTATCAACCATATGTCTTTGATGCAAAACGTGAGGTAGTAGTTACCTTCCGTGCAAATCAAAGATACACCATGAAAGATATTGGTGCTCTTGAGACAAGAATAGAGAATTTAGAAGAGACAACTTCACTTTCATTACTTGAATCTAAGACTGAAAGTTTGGTTATCACAGACCCAACTACAGGTTTAGATAGATTCAAGAATGGTTTTGTTGTTGATCCATTCAATACATTTGATGTTGCTGATAAATCAGTACCATTCCTAAAATACGATCTTGATGAAGGAAAACTCGTATCACTTAAATACACAGATTCTATTGATCTGCTTGCTGGTTCTAATAGTGTTGTGGGTACGAACGGTACTCCAGATCTTTCTCTTGACCCAAGGTATGTAACCGATTTTGGTAATCCTAATATAAGAAGAACTGGCGATCTAATAACACTTGATTACTCTGAGGTTGTAGAGAGAGAACAACCATTTGCAACAAGAGTAGAGAACGTAAACCCATATATGATAAGGAGTTGGGCAGGTAATCTTACTCTCAACCCTGACTCTGATATATTCATAACAAGCGAAGCACAACAGTTAGGAGAGTTCCTATCTACCTCTGATGGTACAGATCTCATCGTCACTGAGAGAGATATACCAGACATGAGAGAGCAAAATGTTGAGTTTGCTGGCACTCGTCTGAAACCTGGCACGAACCATTACATTTCATGGGCAGGTGTGGATATGATAGAGAATCGTAATAATATAATACCAAAATTATTAGAGGTAACACCTGTAAGTGGTGCATTTCAAATAGGTGAAACTGTAAGTGGAACAATTGCAGATCCTGAAGGTGGCACAGATATTGAATCGGTAAGGTTCAGACTCGCATCACCAAATCATAAAGACGGTCCTTTCAATCAACCCACAATATTATTCAATAATAATCCATACGAAGCAAACGTCGGACTATCATCATCATACTCTGAGACAACGACAGTATTGAATATAGATACGAAGTCATTATCACAAAAATCCGATCCTAATTTCTTTGGTCGTGTTATACCTGGTCAGAGATTAGTTGGAGAAACAAGTGGTGCAGAAGCAGTAGTAGATCAAATTAGACTTATCACTGATGATGTAGGTGCAGTAATAGGTTGTTATCATATAGAAGAGGGACAATTTATAAACGGTACAAATACAGCATTGATCTCTAGTTTGAGATCAAATGATCCAGTAACACCTGGCGTAAACTTTAGTCGTGCTAGTGCAGATCACTTCTCAGAAGGAACATTAGTCACTGATAATACACTGGTAAGAATAGAGCCAGAACCAGTGATTCCTGTTGTCAATTTCATAACAGAGATAACACAGAATATCACAAACGTTACTAACATAAACAGAACTATCGTACAACAGGAAGAAGATGATGACCCTCTTGCACAAACATTCCAAGTTGACCAAATTGATGGTATATTCATAACATCAGTTGACTTTTTCTTTGCTACTAAATCTGACACCATACCTCTTGAGTTACGTATAGTTGATGTGGTAAATGGATATCCATCCAGAAATGTTAGAAAGCATGGAACTGTGATAAAGAATCCAGATGAAGTCAACATATCATCAGACGCATCTTTACCCACCACATTTACATTCCCATCACCAATTTACTTACCTCAAGGTGAGTATGCTTTTGTAGTTATAACTGCAACATCAGATTATAACCAGTGGATATGTCAAATAGGTGAGGCAGATATATCTACAGCAAATCAATCAGAACTAGGAAAGATAATAGTAACAAAACAACCTACACTTGGATCTTTATTCAAAGGACAGACAGCTGGAACTTGGACACCATCTCAGTTAGAGGATATGAAGTATGTTCTAAGACGAGCAAAATTTGTAACTGATCCAGGCACAGTAAGATTCTATAATCCAAGAAACTTACAAGATGTTTCAAGGAATAGATTACCTGCAAATCCAATAGAAACATTCTCTAAGAGAGTGACTGTGGGTCTCACATCTTCTATTGCTACCAATGGTGCTGCTATCGGTTCTGTCATAACACAAACATCAAACTCTGATGCTAGTGGTGTGGTCGCTCAAAAATTAGCACATCTATCACAAGATGCAAGCACACTGTCAGTTACTAATGCAGGTACAGGATATGAAGATGCCACATACAGCACAGTCAATTTCACAACCTTGACAGGAAGTGGATCTGGTGCAGTTGGTGTCGTCACAGTATCGTCGGGATCTATCACTGGTGCTACTGTAAAAGGTGACAGCACTGGAAGTGGATATCAAGTAGGTGATACCATAACTGCTGCTCTTGGTACAAAGGGATTGGGGCAAAACCTTATACTAACTGTGGGTATAACCACTGCGACAAACGCTCTAATCTTGACAAATAGCAAGGGAACATTTGATACTACTAATACAATAATATCTGACGGAACCACATTACCTAATATAATACCTGCTACAGTAACTACAAATACTGATCAATATGACGGATTACATTTCAAAGTAAGTCATTCAAATCATGGTAACTACGCAGCAAATAATACAGTCAAACTCTCTAATATCAAAGGAGATTCAATCCCAACTAAAACAACTGTAGCGTATGGTAGAAGTGATACGAGTGTAGTATCTGTTGCAAGCAGTACTGGATTCAACTTCTTTGAAGGTGCACAGGTAACAGCAAGTAATCCTGGTTTTGCTTTGATTGGTAACGAAGTTATTCAGTACACATCTGTTGGAACAAATCAACTTAGTGGTACTATCGTTCGTGGAGTAGATAATACTTTTGCAAGGACTTTCCCAATAGGAACACCCATACAGAAGTATGAGTTGTCAGGAGTATCTCTAAGAAAAATAAACACAGAACACTCACTTATCAACGTGACTTCAAATATTGAAGATAAGGTCACTCTTGACTCATATCACGTCAAGATCACAGGAACTAAATTCTTCTCTAAGGATAAGTTTGGTGGAGGTAGAAGCGGAAGAGGAAGTAAGAATATTCAGTATGATACTATTGTACCCACAGTGTCACATAGTTTACCACCACAAACAGACATCAATGCGAGTGTCAGAACAACTTCAGCAACAAGTGTGAGTGGTGGTGAGACATCATTCCAAGACAAAGGGTTTGAGAATGTGTCACTTGTAAATGAAACAAAATTTGCAGAGACAAAAATGGTTGCATCATTTGAGAATGAGACAGCACAACTGTCAGAATTACCTGGCGGTAAATCATTCACACTACAGTTGTCAATGTCCACTACCAATGAAGATGTGTCACCTGTAGTAAATGCTTATAATAGCAGCATATCTACTAAGAGTTCTAGAATCAACTCTCCTGTCGGCAATTATGCCACAAGCAGTAGATCGAATAGCGTGGATGATCCACATGAATGCATTTATCAAACAAAAGTCATCAAACTTGACACACCTGCTTCATCACTCAAAGTTATTTTTGCAGCGATGAGACCACCTGAATCTGATATCAGAGTTCTGTACAGATTATTCAGAGCAGATGGTGATGAAATAGATAAGGTGTTTGAATTGATGCCAGGTTTTGATAATCTGGACGCAGCAGGTTTTGTTATAAATGATAAAAACAATAGTGGTAGACCTGACACTAATGTGGTGGCTAGTCTTGAGGATCAATTCTTAGAATATGAGTACACTGTAGATGACTTACCATTGTTTACAGGATTCCAAGTGAAGGTCGATATATCATCAACTAATCAAGCAAAACCTGCTGAGTTGCTTGACTTCCGTGCAATTGCTGTAGCGTAACATGAAAACATTCAAACAATTCGTAGATGAACTGAATGCTGGTCCTAGCACACCAGTCAGTAATTCTGGTGGCAAGATCATGCCCAATTTTGGAGCAGCTCGTGTTGGCAAGATCAGACTGAAGAAACCTATTACAGACATCTTAAAAGGTGTATGACATCATCAAAAATGATAAAGGTGGAAGATCACCCAAATTTGAAAAGAGATGCAAAGACAACAGCGATTGTCAATACTGATGAGTTGGCATATGAACGTTACATGAATGATAAAAATGC